AGACTGGTGCTGACATCATGCAGCGACATCTTGGTAATCTGTATCAGGATGAGAAGGGTGATTATAAGTTTGGCACTTTCGATGAGAATGGAAATCTTCTGCATGAGGGTGGTGAGTCTATTGGTACTGCACTCTATAAGGGTATGACCTCTGCTATGGTAGAGAACTATACTGAAAAACTCTTCGGTCACAACTATGGTATCAAGAAGGGTGCTGTCAACTTTATGGAGAAACATGGTATGAATGCTTCTGCTGAGTTCTTCAAGAATATCGGCAAGAGTGGCTGGTACACCAATTCCAAGAAGTGGATGGAGAAGTTCGGTATCAATGGTTTCGGTGAGGAAGTGATGGAGGAGGAGATTGGTATTCCTCTTCACGCTTTGCTGGATGGTGAAGGAAAGGTGAGTGACCTCCTTGATGCTAAGCAGCAACTCGACATTATCGGTGGTATGGCTATCTCTGTTGGCTCTATGTATGCGATGGGTGCTGGCTCCAGACCTGTAAAAGGCATCTACAATCGTGCTCAGTACTACCGATTCCGTAACAAGGTAAACGTGGCTGATAACGATGCACAGAGTCTTTTGGGCGATAACTGGGCAGACATCAAGGACAAGATAGACAACGCAACCAACGAGCAGATGGGTGGTGTTCTCGCTGATATTCTCAGACAGAGAGATACTATGACCAAGGAGCAGATTAATGCTGCTGTCAACTATGGTGTGAACCTGATGAAGATGCGTGGCTACAATATTGCTAAGACTGCTGAAATGAATGCCAAGGAGATTACCAATGAGCCTACAACACCTGAGGAGCAGCATCAGGCAGATATTGACAACGCTTATACAGAAGGACACAATGCCGATGATGCAGATACGCATGAGATTCAATTAGATCAAGAAGACAAACAGAAGTCTCTTGCCCAACTTCTCGGTATATCAGAGCAGCAGTTGGTATCAATGAGTGATGAGAATCTTGAAGCACTCTCTGGTCGTGATGACAATATTGATAGGGCTATCTATGACTATCAGTTGTCTTCCGCTCGCTATCAGGGTGTGGTTGATAATGCACAAGACAAGGTTGACCTCGCTGCTCACCAGGCAGAACAGAGAGTGAATATGTACACAGACCAAAGTCGTGGCTCCGTCCGTAACGCTACTATCAAAGCATCAGGCGGTGCGGAAGACTATGGTGTGTATATTATCAGTGGTAATATTGCCACTCACGATGATGGCTCCATTGATGTAAGCAATAGCGATGATATGATTCTCTACTTTGACCCGACAACGAATAGTGTAGAACACGCTGATGCGTTGATGTTCGCTGAACTGGGAGAAGAACTTCCTGCCGATGATGTGAAGGCTCAGGCGGTAGCTGATGCAAAAGAGAATGCCATCAAGGAAGTGGCTGGTATAATTGACGGAACTGTAGAGGTTGGCTCCCAATTTTCTGTTACCGATGCGGATGGAACAGAGCATACTTATGAAGTGCTCGCTGATAATGGTGATGGTACTGCCATGATTACTATTGATGGTAATGTACCTACAGAACTTGTTAAGGGTGAGAATGTACAGATTCCAGTCTCGTTTGAAGAGTTGCAGAAGATGAAGGATGAGTCTGACCAGCAGAGATTGCAAGCAGCAAAGGATCAACGAGAACAGATGGAGAAAGAGCGTGCTGAGCAGCAGAATCAGGAGACAGAGGAGACTCAACCTTCATTTGATTTCAATCAGATACTCAATGATAATGGTAACGTGGTGCTTGCTGATGTACTCGGCAAGGATGGTAATACAAAATATCCAAACTCCCAGTTGTTTCTTATCCGTGATTCAGGTGCAAAAGCTAAGGTGATGGAATTGAAGAGTGATGGCACTCTCGTTCCTCATGCGGTAAACAAGAAAGATGTGAGAACTGCTACTACTATGTCGCTCGATGAGTATAAGCAAGCATTTGCTGTCTCCTCAATGATAGAGGATAATAGTGGAGAGAATAGAGGTGAGATAGAGGTGGAGACTCCGACAATAGGGGGAGAGACTGCTGGTCCTGCTGAGGAAACTGCCGCTCCTGAATCTGCTGAGACTCCTGCAACAGAACAGACTCCTTCTGCTCCTGCCATTACTCTTGAAGATGGAACCATCGTACCTATGCTGGAGAATGGCAATCCTGACTTCTCGAAGCTGACTGCCGCACAGACTGCCGAGTTGTATGACTCCCAGTTTGGCGAGGATGCAGATAGTATCGTGTCTGGATATGTATCTGATGCAAAGAAGGCACTCGACAAGGCTAACAACATGACCGTGAAGGGTAAGACTTTCGTGGAACAGAAGGCTGCTAAGCAAGCCAAGGAGAAGGCTATTGCTGATGCTCAGGCGGCTTATGACTCTGCTGTCGCTATCCGTGATGCCTATAATGAGCGACAACTATCCAAGGAGCAAGATACTCCTGAGGGCAGAAGAAACCTGATTGAGAAGGCAAGAAGAAAGTTTGCTCGCTTGAAGAGTGCGGTAAAGGATGATGCTGATGCGGTTGCTCAAATCTATAAGGAGACGGTTGGAACTCTGCTGCATCGTCTGTATGATGGTACAGGCATTGATGTGACAGATACCATTCCGCTTACTGCTGAGGAGTATGTAGCAAGTAATCTCGGTGCTCACTCTCTCAATTACGAGGGAACAGAGACAAGTAAGGGTGTTAAGCAGGAGACTGGGTTGAGTAGAGAAGACTTTGCCAAGACCCAGTTGCTCGCTGCTGATGGCAAGGGAACTACCATTGATGCGCTCGTTCACAGCTTGTGGGAGAATCGCCCATCCAACCTTGATTCGCTCAACACTCAGGATATTCGTAACGCACTTATCGGTGTACTCACAAGTGGGTTCAAGGCTTCGGAAGCAAGAAGTTATGTTGAGAATATTCGTATCGCTCAGGCAGAGAAACTCATTGAAGAAGAAAGGACTGCTGCTGAGAATGCCGCATATTACGAGCAGCAGAAAGCTAAGGAGGAGGAAGAAAAGGAAAAGGCTGAACTGGAGAAGAAAGCAGAAGAGGAGAAGAAAAAGGCTGAGGAAGAAAAGGCTGAGGAAGAAAAGGCTGAGGAGAATGAGAATACTGAGTTCCCTGACAAACTACAGGAGGGGAGTAAGGCTATTGAAGTTCCTGAGGATGCAACGGATGAGAAACCTTTGGGTGAACAGCGTACAAAATCACCTTTCTTAGTTAGAGAAAATGGCAAGCAGCAAACAGAAACCGAGAGTGATGCTGATGTTGAGAAGAATAAGGTGGATGATATGAAGGTCGTTGACAACATCGTGGGGCAGAAGACTCGCAAGACCTTAGAGAAGTTAGCAAAGATGATGGGTGCTAATATTCAATGGCTGTACTCTAATAAGCAATTCAATGGAAGGTTTGATGAAAAGACCAATACAATATATCTTACATTGGATTCTTCCATTACAGAAGGTGTTCAGTTCATTTTCGGTCACGAAATGACTCACGAAATGAGAACAAAGAATCCTGCTGCTTATGAGGAGTTGAAGACTCTTGTAAAGAATATGATGGGAGAGGATGCTTTCTCTACTAAAACAGATAAGATGCAAAAGCGATACAAGGAAGGTGGTGCAAGGTATTGGAATGACAGAAATGCCATTGAAGAAGAGGTTGTCGCTGACCAGTTGGGTATTTGGATAAGAGATGCAAACTATGCTCATACTCTCTTGCTCAAAATGTCTCATCCTTTGCTTGCGAAATTGCATGAGATTGTCAATAGCTTCCTGATGGCTCTTCATGGAACGGAGTTTTCTGATGATATGCGTCTGATTCTTCGCTCCATCGAACAAGCCTATGTGAAGACTGCCAATGGTCAGGTGACAAACTCTGAGACTGGCGAAGATGTTTCGTTCTCTCTACGTCAAAAGCCTGAGCCTAAGAAGAAGGGTATCGGCTACAAGGTATTCGTGCTAAAGGATGGCAAACTCTATCCACCTATGGTAGCGAACCCTGATGGTGCTGCTACTCCAGTTGGTGTATGGCTCGATGCCGATGCGGCTCCTATAGCAGGAGAAAGCAAGACTGGCAGACCTCAGGTTAAGCAGGGCGGCAAGGGAACACAAGGCGGTAGCGGTAAGTTAGCCTATAGACCAGGCTGGCATCTTGGTGTCGTACCTTATGCTATACAGTTCAACCGTAAGGATGCAGATGGAAACAAGACTCTCTTCCCTAAGAACTTCGTCTTCGCTGAGGTGGAGTATGCTGCTGATGTTGATTATCAGGAGGAAGCTCGCCAAGAGGGTATCAATCCATCGGGCAAGTATCAGCACTCACTCGCTGGCTTGAAACATCTACCTACTGATGGCTATTATATGTATCGTACCAACCCGAACCCTGAGACTGACCCTTGGGTGATTACTGGTGCGATGAAGGTGAACCGTATTTTGACCAGAGCAGAGCAAGCTGACTTGGTAAGCAAGGCTGGTCGTGAACCTCAGCAGATTCAGGAGGGCGATATTGTTACTGATGATGTGGTGAACAGCATCAATCAGGAGATAGCTGATGCTCCTAAGTTCTCCATCAAGACCTATCATGGCTCCCAAGCATCATTTGACAAGTTCGACCACTCATTCATGGGTAGCGGTGAGGGTGCTCAAGCTTACGGCTGGGGAACCTATGTGACCGAGGTGGAAGGTATCGCTAAGGCTTATGCTAAGCAGAATAGCGCAAAGCGGAATACTGAATACTCTTCTGCAAAGTTTGAGTATGACACAGCCAAGTCTTCTTATAACTTCGCAAAAGGTACTTACGACTTCCGTATGCAAGATATAGACAAGTTGAATAATACACTAAAATGGGCTAAGGAACAACTTGTCAAAGCTAAGGAAAGCAATCGCAAGAATTGGATTGATGAGTTCGAGGCGAGAGTGGCTGACACAGAAAGAGCTTTGAAAGAGAACCAAGATAAGTTGCAGGATGAAAAGGCTGAAATGGGTAAGGCGAAGAAAGAAATGGATGAGGCAAAGAAACGTCTTGATGCCATTCCTGAGCCTGAGCGTAATCTTTACACCGTTGAGATTCCTGACGATACTGGTAGTAACTATATTGAATGGGACGGAAAAGCACCAGACGGATTGAAGGAGAAGGTTCTTGATAGATTGTACAATAAGCGCAGAGAGGACTTCGTGGATAAATTGCGCAAAGCAGGATTTAACGATGATCAGATTAAGGAAGAGGCTGATTACACCGTCAACAAGGAGGAAATGGCTGACACATACCTTAAGCATTCCGTTACTGGTGGTGGTCTGTATCGGGATTTGTCTTATTACTTAGGAGAACAGAAGAAAGCTAGCCTATTCCTTAAGGATATGGGAATTGATGGTGTGAAGGTTATCGCCAAGCGCAACGCTGGTGGCAACAAGGAAGGCAAGATGAACTATGTTATCTTTGATGAGAACAACGCTCAGATTACTAATCACACCAAGTTCTCTCTCCGCTTGAAATCTGCCATTGACGAGACAGAAACCAATCCATCTGACGCACAGAAAGAGAGTGGTAACTATAAGAAAGGACACATCAAGTTCGGTGGCTACGATTACACTATAGAAAATCCAAAGGGTTCAACTCGCTCAGGCAAGGATGCAAATGGCAAAGAGTGGAAAGTAACCATGCACGATACCTATGGCTATATCCGTGGTAAGTTTGGTAAGGATGGCGACCATCTGGATATGTTTATCAACGACAAGGCAGACCTTGATAATTGGGATGGTGATGTGTTTGTCGTTGACCAAGTGAATCCTAATGGCTCGTTTGATGAGCATAAGGTAATGTATGGCTATGACTCCATGGATGATGCCAAAAAGTCTTATCTCGCCAACTATAGCAAGGGATGGAAAGGTCTTGGCAATATTACTGGAGCAAGCAAGGATGAGTTCGACAAGTGGCTTGATGCGAGCAATCGTAAGCTAAAGCCATTTGCTGACTATGCAAAGGTGAAGTTCTCGTTGAAGGATAATCAGGGGAATCCTCTGAATCAGGATGGTACTTTAAAGCTGGATAAGATTAAGTCCGTTGATGAGTTGACGGATGAAGACTTCTTGCATCCTACTAGAAATGTAGAATTGCCTAGCTTGCCAAATAAGATTGCTGATGCTATTGGAACAGAAGGAAAGCCAGTTGTTATCAAGAAGAACATCTTTGAGCGTAATTATATGAGACATAAGGACGTTACTCCTGAATTGAGTAAAGTAATCTTTAAGTCTGCTTTGTACAATCCTGATTTGTATGGTCAGAATCAAAAGAAAACTAGACCATATAATTGGGTACTTATCAACACGAAGGACGAGAAGGGCAATAATCGCACAGTATTATTAGAGGTAAATCCTAATAAAGATAATGTGGAAATCGTACATTGGCACTTCGTTGACGAAAGAGGATTGGAAAAAATAAAGAAGCAAGCTGACCGTGAGGACGGGCAACTCCTCATACTGCCTTCCGATAAGGAAGAGGTCGGTGCCCTTTCCGACCCTACGGTCAACTTGTCTGCTGCAAAGATAGATAATTCTTCTGAAACTACCAAGGAAAATGGAGAGAAATTTTCGTTGAAGGATGATGAATATCTTAAAGCGGTGGAAAATGGCGACATGGAAAAGGCTCAGAAAATGGTGAATGAAGCTGCCGAGGCTGCTGGCTATTCTACCGATTCCAGCTATCAGGGCACTTCTGCCTTCAATGGTTCTGCACCTTGGGGCAATGGCTACTTCTTGACCAAGGAAGAGCGCAAGGAGGCGTGGGATAATGATGAATATGACGGAGACCAAACTTTGGGTGATTATATCCATCGTGGTATAGATGCGATGAATCTCGATTTCATAGCATTAGACCCTCGTAATTATCGTGCAGCTGACCCTATGCGCAAGGAGGCTATTGATAACGTGCGTAACGCTATCCAGAAGAAGAGTGAGACTATTACCATGTATAGAAGTGTTCCTTCTGATGTTAAGGAAGGTTCTTTCAGAAATGGTGATTGGGTTACTCCAAGTCGTGCTTATGCGGTTGAAAATGCTAAGGTTCATGGTTGGGGTGATAACTTCAATATTATTGAACAGAAAGTTCCTGTTGATGAAATATGGTGGGATGGTAACGATATAGCTGAATGGGGCTATGGTCGTGAGGAAGACTATGTTAATGACACAGACTTCGCATATAAGAACACCAAGAACAACCGAAAGTTACTTGATGCCGTCACATACGATGACAAGGGAAATGTCATTCCTTTGTCTCAACGTTTCAACTCTCGCAAGTCCGATGAGCGTTATCAGAAGGGCAGCTCTGCCTTGAAACCAACACGTCAGGAAGAGGTGTTGCGTGATGCCGTCATCGACAAATTACGTGAGGGCGGCATGGACGTGATTACCAACGTGGAAGAAGGGCAGAGAGTGATTGAAATGGAGAACGGTGTAAGAATGAGTGCCAAGAAAAAGAGAGCACTTGAAACCGCCTCGCTTGGAGCAAATCCAAGGTCATTAACTGCCATTTCAAGTGCTGACGGTGCAAAGATACTAAAAAATCTTGATAGTCTTGTCAAGAATTTAGAAAACTCTCCAACTCAGCCGAAAACTTTCATAGGAGAAATGGCAGACGCTCTTGGCATAGACATGAAAGATAAGTCTAGCAAGTATGCCACGTTTGAGTGTAAGAATGGCAATGTGGTAACTGTCCGTGTCAGCGACCATAACGCAACCGTCTCCAACCTAGACACAAACGGACAATCAGATGCTATCAGTGTCGTTGTTACCAATAAGGACAACAAAGGTATTACCAATGATGGTGATGCTCATATCGTTGAGTTCTACTATAATGCCATTAAGTTGCGCAAGGCTGAGGGCAAACCTTTGGCAGACATCGCTAATTCTATCAAGCAAGCACTGTATAGTGGTGAGTTCAAGGACACGACTGGACTTGCTGAGAAGCAGGAGGTGAATGCCAACTACATTCGTGAACAGCGAGTATATCATGGTAGCGGTGCAGAGGAAGGTGACACTAACTATGTCATCTTCAAGCCAGAGGATATGCAGATAAAGAATCATGTGAAGTTTTTCCGCACTCCTAACGGTGAGGCATACGGTTACACCGTAGATGGCAAGATTTACATCGACCCTCGTATTGCGAACAGTGAAACTCCTATCCATGAATATGCCCACTTGTGGGCTGAGGCGGTTCGCTCTGAAAATCCTAAGGAATGGGAGAACATCGTGAACTTGATGAAGGGCTTGAAGCCAGTCTGGGATAAGGTGAAGAAGGAATATCCTCACTTGGAGTCGGACAGCGACCTAGCTGATGAGGTATTAGCCCAGTACTCTGGTAAGCGAGGCGCAGAGCGTCTTCGCAAGGAGTATGATGCCATTGTCGATGGTGATGGTAGTATCACCGAAAAGGCAAAGGCGATGTATGCCCTACAGCGATTGAAGAAGGTTCTTGCCAAGTTCTGGAAGAAGGTTGCCGACTTCCTTCACATCCACTTCACCACAGCTGAGGAGGTAGCAGACCGTGTGATGAAGGACTTGCTCGATGGCATTGACCCACGAGAGGCTGCCAAGGCTGCTAAGGCTTCAAGGGATGCGGACAAAACCATGTTTGGTATGCACAACATCAGCCTAGACAAGCTTCGCAAGGCTATCAAGCAAGGTGGCTTTGCCGCTCCTTCCATGGGTGTGATTGACTCCAAGAACGGCATATATTCTGGCTATGGAGAGATTACCTTGATACCGAAGGCAGAGAAGATAGCCAAGAGGACAGGAAAGAACATCGGTACTTATGCTGCTGATGCGTGGACTCCTATCTATCCACCTGTGGAGAAAAAGTTTGGTGGAAATGGTAGTGATGTGGCTTACAATGACATAGAGTCCGTACCAAAGGAAATGCAAAGTCTCACAAGAAGTGCCATCAACAGCTTCATGGATGGTCGTGAAGCAAACGGATTGGCTTATCTCTATTTGCATGAGAAAGGAAAAGCTCCTGAGTTGGTTCATGTTGAAGGCAAATATCCAAAGGAACTTCATGATGAGGTGAAGGGTATCTTGGGAAAATTAAATGGTATCTATAATACTACGGATGAGCAAAAGGAGAAACTCCTTGACTTGTTTATTCGTGAGGTGTATGATGGCAATAAGGAAGAGTTTGACAATGACATCAAGAAATTAATCAAGAAAGATGAGGAGTTTATCAAGAAAAGACCTAACTCCAATATTTCCAAGGACAAACAACTTGATGTTGATTGGATGAAGGAACATGGCTATGACTATGGGGCTTTGTCTCGTTTCGTTGATGGCATACTGCGTGACGCTGAGACTTCTGGCAAGGTGAACGAGAATGCAACGATGAAAGCTGCACAACAATACATTCAGGACAATAGTATGAAGGAAGACTTCGATTCATGGAAAGAAAAACTTAATGACCGCTATAATGTGGAGGAGGTTATCTTTGCTGGATATAAGCCAGATGGCAATCGTAAGTATCTGCCTAACACTGTGGAGAATGCTGTGAAGGTAATGAAACAAGATGGCAAGAATGCTTCCGTTGGTTCGGCTTCTTTCAGTCATTTCGTAGCATCCATATTGAAACCTATGGGGACTCTTGACCAAATTCGCAAGAAGAAGGGCAATTTGACTGGCAACTATGAAGACGTTGAGAAGTTCCAAGAAAAATGGCAACCAGTCTATGATGAGTTGGCTGATAAGATGCAACCTGATGCAGAACCATTTGAAAGCTATGGCATGGACAGATTGGAAGAAGCTGCCACACAGAAGAATCCAAAGAAATATGCCAAGGATGAGTATGGTGTGGACTTGACAGACGAGGACATCGACAAGTTGAATGAATTGATTGATGCTGTAAAAAATGAGAAGCCTTCCATCTACTTTGAAACCAAGTTTATGCGCCCATACGGTCTTGACGAGTTTGAGAAGGCTATCGTTCCAAACGATACTCCAAGCGATGTGGTAGATGCCTTGAAGAAGGCTGGCATTGATGTGCATACTTATGATGGGAAGGAAGAACGTGAAAAGGTTACGATGGATGCCATCAATAACTCTGAGGGCATTCGCTTCATGTTTGCAGGTGAGAAGGGAGCTGCTGAGGCTGACAAGGCAGAGGAGCAAACCATCCGCATGGATAACCTGCAAGTAGCAAAAGCGATGGAAAATAATGCTCTAACACCAAAAGTCATAAAGTTTGCAACAGGTTGGGAACGTGGTGCTGATGGAAAATGGAGATATGAAATCCCTGATTTTAAATCAGAGAAGCCAATAACTGTAGATAAAGATATAAATATTGTTCATGTAGGTCCTTATGCTCCTTACAACGAACCTTTGTGTAAGTTGTCTGACCTCATTGATGATAAAGGGCTGTTTGATGCTTATCCATCTCTAAAGAACGTTGATGTTCAGATGGTGGGGAAAACGGATTTGCAAGGAATGTATGATAATCTCCACAATAACATTGCGTTAAGAACGGATATGTTTACCGTGGAGAAGAAATATTCTAAGCCATCTAATTTCAAGGACATCGAGGTTGCTAAAAAGAAATTTATGGATGCGTGTGCTTCCTTTCCTGATGATACAAAAAGTTGGGCGGATGATGCTATAGATCAGTTTGGTGGATATACCGAGGATGAGTTAAAGGCAGATGAACTCTTTAATAAAATAGAGAAAGATATGCCGAAAGTTGCTAAGGTCGTGCGTCTATTAAATGCAATCCCTCTAGAAAAAGGTGTGAAGTTCCTTGGTACACAAATTTCATTGAACGATTATGGTAAAAAGGTTCTTGCACATGAAGTGCAGCATGCAATCCAATATATCGAGGGTTTTGCCAAGGGTGGAAACTCAAATGATGTCCGTAAGAGGATTCAGAAAATCATTGATGAAAACTCTGAGTATGCGGATTATGCCCTACAAAAGATGAAGACATGGGTTGACTTCAAAAAAACAGCATTGAATTTGGGTAAGTTCAAGGGGCTAATCAATAGTGACAATCCTTTCATTAAGGATAAGGCTATTGAGTACTATTGGGATGCCATGAACCTATTGGACAGTGAAGAAAACTCGAAGTTGGTAAATGACTATGACCAACTTAGTGACTTGAATGCCAAGCAAATTGCCGAAACTGGCTATCACGTGGATGAGGCAATCAATGAACTCAACCGTTTGGCAGACGAAGTTTGGAACTCGATTCCGAAGGGGAACAAAGATGCCTTGGGTATCAATAACAAACTGAAAGATGCCTTGAAGAATCTTTCTGATGACGAACTTTATTATAATCTTGCAGGAGAGGTTGAGGCTCGAAACGTTATGTCTCGTATGGGCATGACAGACGAGGAACGAAGAAACTCATTGGCATCTGATACAGAGGATGTGGATAGAGGCGACCAGATTGTCATGGCTGGAGGCGGTGCCAGCTATTCAGTTGTGACTGACCCTAAGACCATCAAGAAACTTGATAATGAGGACACTGTAAAAGTGTATCGTGCCATGCAACTTGGTGATGATGGAAAACTCTATCCACCGATGGCTGCAAAGGTGAAGGGCAAGTTAGTGCAGCCTATCGAACTTGGTAAGTGGGAACAGGCAGACGAGCGACCAGAACTTGCTGACGATAAGGGTATGTTTACCCTAAACAAGGGTAACGGTAAGTCACTAAAGGCTGCTTACAATCCTTACATTCATACTTCTCGTACCCCACTGAATGACCAGTTTAGCGAGGCTCAGAATCGTCCAAACATTGTAACTGTAGAGGTTGAGGTGCCAAAGAGCGAGCTCACCAGTGGTTACAAGGCTGACAAAGCCAAGGATGCTGTGGGTGAAGTCGAGTGGAAGGCAGGTATTATCCAAGGACAGTTGACCGGCAAACGTAAGCTGATTCTCTCTCGTTGGGATAAACCTGTGCGTATCGTGCCTGACAGTGAGGTAGCTGATGTTATTGTGAACGACATGTTTAAGGACAAAAAGGTTATCATGCCTTCCAACGTGGTAACTCCAAGTCTCAGAAAAGAGTTGGAGAAACTTGGCGTTCCTTTTGTCGAGACCGACAACAAGGGTGTTCTTCTTGAAGGGGAACATGCAGGTACTCACTATTCCAAGGTGTATGGCAAGAAAGCAAAGAAGACCAAGGCACGCTTGGGCGACGGCATGAGAAACAATGGCTCTGTTATCGGCAAGGACACACTAGATGTGGTGAAGAATGTAGCCAACACTCTTGGAGGTGCTGAGGCTAACGTTTATGCTTCCGTGAAGAGTGTTCCTGAGGAGTATCGTGCGGACGTGGAACGTGGCGCAAAGGGATGGTACGACCCAAGCAACCACACCGTTCATGTCTATCTCCCTAACTGTGAGGATGCCAACGATGCGCAGCGCACCGTCTTCCATGAGAAGGTGGGACACGAGGGCATGGAGGTGCTTCTAGGTGGTGAGCAAGGTGTGAGAGACTTCGCCAACTTTGTATATAAATCGGTGGATGGTGACACACGTGGCAAAATTCTCGACTTCGCCAACAAGTACGACCCTGAATGGAAGAATGCCGACCGTCTCAACGAGGCAACCCAGGAATACATCGCCCACTTGGCGGAGGATGGCCCTAAGACGGCAAAGGACTTCACCCTTTGGACTAAGATGAAGCACTATCTCATCAAGGCGTTGAAGAAGTTGGGAATCCGTGTTCCTGGTCTTCTCAACGACAAGGACTTGCGCTATTACCTGATGAAGGCAGGGAAGGCTCTTCACGTTTGGGATAACATGTCTAAGGACAAGCAAGATGCCATCATGCGCCAAGCCACAGGCGATGACATCAAGAATGCGCTCAGTGACAAGGGCAGTGGCAAACCACGCATGAAGAAGGGTGAGAGTCCTATCCAATACATGAAGCGTGTGCGTGAGTGGCAGCGGTGGAAGGATGCCCGAGAGGACACCAACGACCCAGAGCCACCTCAGTTCTATGACATAGACAAGGACGTGGAGGGCAAGAAGGAATGGGAACAGCTCAACAAGGACTGGCGTGACCGTCATGGACTTGTCGGCGACGATATGCCTTCGTTGCCAAAACGAGAGGAAGGAGAGAGCGATGAATCCTTCTTCCCACGTTACAAGGAATATGAGAAATGGCAGAACGCCATCAACGACAAGGAAGACCCTATGCCAGACATGTTCGCATGGGAGAAGCAGAAGCAAGTGGAGGCAACCCAACGCTATGAGGATTGGCTGACCCGACATGAGCTGAACGAGCAGGAGACCGCCGACCTAGACCTTTACGAGGGAAAGGTATATCCAGCCGAGACCTCACCAGAGGCGGCAGACCTTGACAAGAGGGTGATGGATGCCATGGCGGAGGTGACGAGTACGGACGTGAGCAAGGAAGGCGCAGCCCGAACCGTGAAACATGCCGTCATCCACCGACGAAAGAACATGGAGGAGGCGAGTGCCGACGATGCCATCTACATCAACGACATCAAGAGACGCATCGAGGGCATGGCAGGAAGCGGTGTCTTCGACAAGCTCTATTCGGAATATAAGGGGAAGTCTTCTAAGGCAGATGCACTCGCTGAGGCTATACCTTATATAATAGAAGCACCGAGAAGAATCCGTGACTTGGCTTTCGACTTGAATAGTACAGGCGTGTTCGCCAAGGGGCACATTCATATCACTCCTAAGGACGTGAGAGACATTCAACCTTACATCGATGATTTCGAGGAATTGATAGGCAGATTCCACTACAAGACGGTGAAGAAGGGCAACGAGGAGAAACTTGTGCCAGAGTACGACGATGTACACGCCGTGAGCGAGCAAGCCAGCAAGATAGCGAACGCCATCAACGAGAACCACAAGTTGGACGTTGGTTTTGTTCCTCTTGACGGCACGGACATTTTATCAGACCAAGTGAAGCCTCTCATAGCCCATACGAGAATCGTGCCTAAGGGAATCGACTACGAGAACCTTTCCGAGGAAATGAAGTCAACGCTTGATGCCATCCACGACTGGTACAACTATACCTACGACTGGTTGAAGGACAACCACACCTTGCGTGAGGACACTGGCTTCACCGCCGACTACGTAAACCACATCTGGGATAAGGAGAAGTCCAATCCCGAGGCATACAAGATGTATGTGGAGAACCGTCAGCGCACGAAAAGCCCGAACGAGAAGCCAAGAACCATCAGTACCTTGATGGAGGGAATCAGTTTAGGACTTGTGCCGAAGACCACCGACATCACCAAGATGATGGCATACTACAGCCGTAGCAACATCGAGGCGTGGGCTAACAAGACCATGCTGCAAGAGGTGAGCGGCTTGAACGTGGTGGAGAGAGACGAGAACGGCGACATCATTTCGAGCGACCCGATTCTTTCTTCCGTCGCACCGTTCAACTTGGAGCAATACAAGTACTTCGAGGTGCCAGGCATCGGTCCTGTTTGGGTGTATAACGTTTCCCCTAAACAAGTGAAGGTGAAGAACCCGATAACTGGCAAGGAGCATGTACTCTTCTCAGAGGCAAGTGCAGGAAATAGATTTGGAGTTGTGTTTGATACCTATCAATCTACTCCGTTCTGGAAGTTTTTTGATACGGCAGCTTCGAGCATGAAGAAGTTGGAGCTTGGTTTCAGTGGATTCCATGCAGGAGCATTGACCGAGGTGTATATGGTGCAGAACATGGTTGAGTATGGACCCAAGAAGGCTCTTGCCAACTTTATGAAGTACATTTTTGTCGATACGATGAAGAATCATCAGTTGCCATGCTTTGCCAATCCGCAGGACTTCCAAGAGGCAGCTACTCACTTGGTGAAGTTTGGAGCGACTAACGACTATGCAGCAGCGGATGTGCAGAACATGTTCGACAATTGGCGTGATTTTGCCCAAAAGTTGCAGCAGAAGTTGGAAGAGCGTGGAAAAATAGGAACGGCAGTAGGTACAGCAACAATTCCTTTCGAAGTAGCCACACAGATGGTTTCTATGCTAAACAAAGGCATGGATGTAGCCTTGTGGGACTTCTTGCACGATGGATTGAAACTTGCAACCTATCGTATGCGTGCGGATAGAACCAAGGAACGTGCAAAAAAATACGGATGGACGGACGAGCAACTGAGTAAAGCCCTGGATGAGGACGGACAGTTTGTAAACGATATGTTTGGAGGTCAGCACTGGGACATCGTTGGAGCAAGTCAGCGAACAATAAGAATTGCAGGAAGATGCCTACTCTCTCCAGATTGGAACAAATCGACAACTAGCCATTTCCTGGCTATTACAGGTTTTGGGTCAGTATGGAACGAGGCGACCTTTGAGAACTTCAAAAACTACTACAAGAATGTGTGGGCAGCAACAAGAGGAAAAGGCAAGCTAACGCCTGACGATTGGGGAAGATTGTCAAGACAACTTTCAGCCTTGCTGTGCTACGGAATCGGTTTCTCCATCTTCTATGAGGTATTTGCCAACGGCATCAATGCAGCCTTCCGTTCCCTGGACGAGGAGAAGGAGCGCAAGAAGGCTGAGGAGCTGAGGAAGACCAACCCTAACTACCGTAGCCCTTACGAACTGGCTTATCCTGATGGCATGAAATGGTATGACTATCTGATGCGAGGAAACAGCCTAGGACAGCAGAGCAAAATCTTTATGGGCAGATATGCGGACGGAACGGAAATGTATATCCGACATGGTAAGCAGTTCCGAGAGGTGCCTGAATATCTCTTCAACCATAAGGGAGAACTAGAGTTCCCTGGCCCTATGGTGCAGCGAATGATAGGCAAGGCGAACCCAATGGTGAGAATGACCTTGGACGATATAAACTATCTGAGCGACTTCCAAGCCAGCCATGCCGACCAAGAGATACAGAGAAAGTATGGCAAGACCATCGGTCTGCTCTACAAGGATGCGCTCTACTGGGCACCGTTCTTGATACCGAGCCAAGAGAACAAGGAGTTCAAGGCGGTTGATTTCTTCTTCCCATCATCAAAGGGATTCAGCAACTGGAAGGCACAGGACTACTTCAAGAACTTCATCCTGAGCGGTGACATGGAAGGCGTGTTCCTTACCTACCAGAGTTGTCAGAGGAATGGACTGGATGCCGAGAAGCAACTTCAAGCGGCTATCTCTAGCATCAAGGCACTTGAATCGAAGGAAATGCAAGATGGTGTAACTTCCTTGCAGATAGCCACCCAACGCTTCAATGAAGCCAAGAGCGTGACCGAAAAACGCAAGATGAGGGAGAAGATGAGAAAGTTCCTCTCTCAAAGTGAGTACAAGGCATTCACTTGGCAAGAGGCGAAGGACATGGTAGATGCTTACCAACAAGGTGAGGACATCAAGGACTTGGCGAAGGCGGATGACAAATATCTGATGGTAGCCGACTCCAAGGATGTGACCGAGGATTGGCGCATTCAGAGCGTCAAGAGCAGCACCAAGCAATATGCCGACCGATTGGCGGAGCTGAGGGAATCGGACCCAGGCAAGGCTCAGTCGTTCCGAGAGACATACGCAAGGATATTCAAGGCTCGCCAAGCCATCAGCCGTGCCACAAGCAAGATGAACCGATTGAAGAAGAAGTTGGGCGGAAAGGAGGACAAGGAGCTGCTGAGACAGATACGTTCGACACGTCAGCAACTCTTGAAGGACTTGAACGGAATGGAGCATGTGAGGAAGTTAGAGTAAGCCCTCATCGCTCCCAGATATAGAAAAAGGCGGCTCGTTTCACAACGGGTCGCCTTTGATAGTTATGTAAAATTCTAACCAAATAAAAAAATAGTAATATCTAAAATAAACTTTGCCTTTTGAAGTATCAGTCGCCGCTTTGAATCATGTCGCCAGTGGTCTTCTTGGTAGGCTTCGCCCACTTGATGTAATCGTCCATGGCGGCATCCATGCGCTGCTGTTCACTCTTCGGGGATTCCTTCTTCTTCTCACCCCACAGGCGTTGGACGATGCGGTCAAGACACCATTGCCAGTCGCCGTCTAGCGTGACCACCTTCGAGCCAGGCATGACGGCAACGTCAGCCTTCGACTCCTTGCCGTCCTCGCCCTTGCTTTCCTCTCCCTTGGAGCGGATGGATGCGAAAGGCACGTCGTTTTCCTTTAGGAACTTCTCCACGTCTTCTTTCTTGTTTTCACAGACAAGGATGGACACGGAGACCTTATGCTTGCTCATGGAGGTCAAGGCTTCCTTCGCCTTCCCCACAAGAGACAGATTGCCCTTGTCATCCTTGGTGATGACGCAGGCTTCATGAACGTCAACTAGTTTACTCATAAAAATACGTATTTAATTAAAGCGGAACAAAAATAGACATAAAAAGTGGAAAAACAACGATAAGTTGCGCAACTTATCACAAGCGAGAGGGCAAAATGCAGTAATTTTACCGAAAAATATTAAGAATATGCCTGATTATCGTCTCATAAATGATATAACCAACTATGCTGAGGCTGGACCCGACTCGCTGAAAGGCGTGAGCACGGCTAGGTTCAAGCAGAGTGAGTCGTGCCTTCGCATCCTGCAATGGGCGTGCCGTTACTTCGATGACATGTCGGAGCTTCGCAAGAAGTGGAAGCGTGCCGATGACTTCATCATGGGAAGACAGTTGGAAGAGCCAGTGGAGTACAATGGAAGGAAAATGCCCTTGCGTAAGTACATGGAGTTGCAGGGTATGCCGATACTGGAGTACGACACGTTGAGCGACAAACTCATTTCCCTTGTCGGCTTGGTACGCCAGCAGCGTTCCACGGCTTCGTGCCGTGCCGTTGACCCGAACGAGGAGCAATATATCTCCTTCTTCAACGAGTACCTACGGCAGAACGACAACAACAACGACCGACAGGAGCGAGACGCACGCCTGTTCTACGCTTTCTGTTGCTTCGGATTGATAGGATTGAAGACCGTCCACGACCGAAGGGATGGCAGGGAGACCATCTTCAACGACGAGGTTGACATATTCAAGCTTGCCATACCGCCGTTCTACAAGTCAGACCTGAGCGACATCGAGTTTATCGCAGAGGCTCACGACCTCACATGGCGGCAGATACTGGAGAAGTTCACCGACGGCAGCGAGAGAGAGAAGAACGAACTCAACTCCATCTACATCCAGACGCAGAGCCATTACGCTCCCGAACAGGGCTATGCCTACACAGGCGAGGCGCAGCTGAGTGGCTTGGAGGACTTCTTGCACTCTTCCATCGTGGGCAAGTACCGTGTCATAGAGGCGTGGACGAAGGAGAGCCGCCAATCCCTATGGGTGCATGACCGTCTGAGCGGTGACGCTGGTTTCAGACCGTTGGCAGACCAAGCGGCGATAGACGCTGAGAACGAGCAGCGCAAACAGGACAACATCATGAAGGACGAGAACGGCTTGCCTGTGCTTGACGAGAACGGCGAGCCAATCACATACGTAGCCCCCGACGAGTTGGAACTGATAGAGTATGAGAAACAGTTGGAGACCTTCTGGTATCGCCGATATGTCACCCCGAACGGTTACTTGCTCGATGCGAGGGAATCACCTTATTATATATTAAGAGGTGGCTATCGTACCTACATCCATCCGTACACCTTCCTAGCCTACCCAGCCTTGCAGGGCGAGGTTCGCAGCTTCGTGATGAGGATGGAGAACAACCAACGCACGCTGAACCACTACATGATGATGGTGAACTTCCTTGTAGCCAACGGCGCAAAGGGCACGATGGTCCTTGACGAAAACGCCATGAGCGAACGCCAGTCCTTCGAGGAAATGCAGGTCAACTACGTGAAGACCAACGGAACGGTCTTATGGAACTCCAAGAACGGAGGCAAGCCGCCTCAGGTATTGGTCAACAAGAGCATACCAGCAGGTGTGGAGTTCATGATAAACTTCGCCAAGCAGATGTCGGGCGAGGGCAGTGGCGTGCAGGGAGCGTTGCAGGGCGTACACCGCAACACCAGCGGAAAGCAATACCAACTTGAAAGAGAGTCCGCATCGACCTCAGTGACCGATTTCGTGGAGAGTTTCAACAGTTTCAAGCTTCGTGAGGCGAAGAAGAAGATTTATCTCATACAGGAGTTCTGTGACGAGCACGACAGCATCCAACTGACAGGCGACAACTTCCGCACGGCGTTCAATCCCGAGACCATGCGAGACATGGACTTGGACGTGGCTATGGACTTGGATTCCTACAGTGCCATCATCAGAGACCAAATCAACGACTTGCTATGGCAGTTGATGTCACAGGGCAAGATAGACGCTTACACCATGCTGACCAACGGAAACTTCCCTGGCACGTACCGCATACGCAAGTACTTGAAGGAGCAGATGGACAAGGCTGAGGCTCTTGCGGCGCAGCAAGCTGCCAATGGTGAAGTTCCGACCGCCAACATGCCACAGCCGTCCGCACAGGGCGCAGCCCACTTGAAGGATTCGGGCGCAAGTCTTAACGGATTGGCGGAGCTTCCATCGGCATCATAGAAAAAAATACTTCTAGTTCAAAAACGATAAAAATTAAGTTTAGGTTATATTAGTTAATAGATTTGTATTAGGTTTTAAGGTAAAAGTCGAAGGCAGGGAGCTGTGAAGCCCTCTGCCTTCTTACGTTTACTTGATGTGGTGCTTGCGTTTGTAGGCACGCAGCTTCTCCATCATGGTGGAGACCTTGAACATATAGAATTTCTGCCACATGCGCAGTTTCTCCTCACGCACGCCGTTGTCCTCGTCGCAGCCTACCGCTCCCCACTTGGACGGCGTGTAGTAGAAGCTGCCCTTCTTGATGTCCTCCACGTTCTTGAAGTAGCGTGAGGCCTTCCACTTGCCTAGTTGAACCAGTCGCCTGTAGGAGAGCAGCCGTTTTCGGTTCGGGTCGTATGTCATGATGGCCCAGTCTTTGTGCGATAAGTCGAAGAGCATGTAGAAGCGTGGAGCACCGCCCTCCTTGTACTTGGCGATGGTCGCCTTCACTCCCTTGCGCCACATCCTTGTGGCACGGAACAACTCGATGCGTGTGATGATGGGCTGATAGAAGGCAATCATAATCTTGCGAAGCCCATTGGAATAAGTCTGTTTCATAATATGCAGTTTTATTGATGAATAATTCAATTGTTTGTCGTTATTTTCAATCTATTGGCGATTATCCCATTCCTGCCAGCTCAGCAACGACAGGTCTCTTGCGGCGAAGTGCCTCACGTTCCTTCTCTTCCTTGCTCTTGAACGGAACAATCTCAGGCACAGGCATGTCCTTCTCCACGTAGAGGGCGATGGCACGTGCCATGACACGGTCATCGTGCTTGCCAGCCACCGCACCGTAGCAATCGTTTTGCTGATAGTAGAGGTAGTAGGTGCATTCGTCGATGGCGGCAGGCTCACGCTCCATATAGCCGCCGTCACGGATGATGCGTGCCATGGTCTTCACCACCGCCACCTTGGTCGCCTTGTTGGTGTTGAATCCCCATTTTTGCTCGATGTTCTTCACCTTCTTCAACTTGGACTGAGAGGCACTGTAAAGGTTGGAGTACAGTGGCAAGAGGATAGGGAAGAACAGTTCGGACTGGTTTCCCTCAGTATTGTTCATGCGAGAGTATGCCGTATTGTTCTCAATCACCAACAGAGCGTCGTTGTAGAAGTGTGCAATCTGTGCGCACCTCATGGCGAGTTGGTCAGCGTCGCAGTGACCGTGCCACTCAGCCACCAACTCAGGCACGCCGCCGTATATCTCATCATATCGATCAAGAACAACGATGTCGGAGAAGTCGGAAGTCTTGTGAGAGCCGCCAATATCGCAAGAGACGATGTAGCGGTGCTTGACAATCTCGCTATTGTCGGGTCCTGACCAAACCTTGAATGGGCCACCCGAGCGTTCCACCAATCTGATGTTGTCCATGCAAGCAGAATCGGCGGCATCGTAGGAATCTCCCTCGATGTCACCCACCATGATAGGCTCAACGCCCTTGCAGTCCTCCTCCATCTCCTTTAACTTGTATGGGTCGAAGACGGTAGTGCCCGAGAACAGGAAGGCTTCCACATCGTCGGAAGGGTACTCTTGGCGCATATCGTCCAATGACTCGTATTCCTTGGACTTCTCGATGTACCAATGGATGCCTTCCAATGTAGCCCCCTTGATGTCGAAGAGCCACCAGAAGTATTTGCCGTGGAATTGCTCGTCCTCACGATTCTCCCAAAGCCAGATGGCGAAGTTCGCCTTCTCGTCCTCGCTCTTGAAGGGAAGGGTGTATTTCTCAATCTCGAACCAAGCCACGAAGACAGGGGTAAACGCCGACATGCGCTTGCCGTCCTTGTCGAAGGAGTTTGCCTTCACCCAAGCGTCGTGGAACTCGTTCTCACGTCCGTTAGGCGTTGACTCACGCACGATGAAGGTGAGCGGGTCCGTCTGGATGGAAGACGCAGCCGCCTTGATTACCTTGGCAGGAGTCCATTCCGTTGTGTTCGGGAAGAACGCCTCCTCCGTGATGTGAGCCATGGCAGCGTCGCCCGAGCGACACGACTCTGGGTTTCGTGCAGAGCCAGTCTGTATCTTGCAGTCACGTGGAAGGAGATACTTGATGTTTTGGATGGTGCCCGATGTCTTCAACTTGCGAGCGTCGTTCTTGAAAGGCTGACCGATGTCGTAGAAGAGCCACATAGGGATGGCGTTTATCAGTTTCTCGTACATGTCGAACACCTGTGTGGCGGACGAAGACTGGTGACCGATGATGTTGGAGTTCCAGTTGGTCTTCCAGAATATCTGAATCCACGACATGTAGATGTCTGTAGCGGTAGAGCCACCCCACTGGCGGCACTTCAACAGAATCACTCGTATGTGATGGAACTCGCCGTGAAGCCGCATTTCCTCAAACACCTTGACGAGCTTGACCTGTGCAGGTCGCAGCAGGAAAGGAATGTCCTTGCCACCGTCCTTGTTCTTGATTCGGGCGTAGGCGTATGCGAAGAAATAGAAGTCGTGCTTGCAGCGCAGCCTGATGATGTAGCGGAAGACAGCGTCACGTGCCTTCTCAGCATCTTGGCTTGGCAGGAACTTCTGGCAGAACTTGTCGATGGAGCCGCAGTTGACGATGGCGCAGAATTTCTTGGACTTTAGCATCTCCACAGGCAACCATAGCTTCTTACCGTCGAGGAAGTCGGAAATCGTACACTCGAACCGAAGGCCAGGGGCGTTCTCTCCAGTGATAGGACGGTAGGTAGCGAAGAGACTTCTCAATCTCTCCGTACTCTCGTCAAGTATCTCCCTTAGCTTTTTCTCAGAGATGCTTGGCTGAGGCTTGACCTTCAATGAAGACTTTGCTACAGACACGATGCTATATCTTTAGGTTGTTGGCGTGATGGATGAAACTCTCCACCTTGGCGTAGAGAAAACCGAAGGCGAAGAGGACGAGGTGGTAAGTGCCAGCTATGTGCGGCAGGACGCAGCCGATGGCAAGGAGCACGACCATCTGCCAGAAGGCAAGACGCTTGTACCTGTAGAGCCATGGCGAGGTAATCCCCATGAAGAATGAAATTATGACGGACGCACCCAAGACTGGCAGCGATGGGTAATATAGGAAGGAGAGCACGACCGAGCCTAGCCATGAGGCAATGACACGGTGGGGCTTGAACTGGTGGTGAAGCATGAGGATGCACCATGAGTTGACCGCCCAATGGATGAAGCCAGCGTGCCCGAACATATAGACGAGGTGGGTGTATGTCGGTGTGGTCGGCGATACCGCCAACTTGTCGTGCAACGGAATGGCGAGAGCCATCAAGGCGATGAGGAGTATGGTAATATATAATGTACGCATGTGGATGATTTTTTATTTGGCGAGAATGAGCTTGCCCTTGCTCTTGTTGAGGTGGGCGGAAATCTTTTGTCTAATGGAGCGGCAGGAGAGACCCAGACAGGGCGCAGGTCGCAGCAACGCAATGTCAACGAGTTGGCTGATGCACTTCCGTTGGTTTCCGTCCATCTGCCTCACTTTGAGGAAGTCCGTGTAGAAGGCTTCGTATAGCATCCGTTTCTTCTCGAACGCCGCCCCGAACTTGGGAATCTTTCCTTTGAGTCGGTTGGAGACGTACCTAGCCGCCGACGTGTCGGATATGTAGTAGCAGGACGTGGGCAGCGAGGCGACAATCTCGCACAGCTTGACCGAGGTGGTGGGGTATGTAGCCACCTCCCTTGCCTTCCGATAGAGCCGAAGCATCTCGCGGTCTCTCTCCAGGTTGATTTGCGATATGGAGTTTAGGTGTTTCATCATGGCAAAGTTAATACAGCGAGTTGCGCAAAATATCAAAAAGTAATGCGAAATTTTCTTTAATTTTACCGCAAATTATTAATGTATATGTGCTATGGCAAAGGAAACGACTGAAAATCAAAACGTTAAATCGAAGAGAGACGCTTTCAGGGAGCGTTTTTCAAAGCGTTATCCCAACATCAACATGGATGATGAGGATGCCGTTTATGGTCAGTTTTCGACCGATTACGACCAGTTTGACCAGAATAACCAAAGGATGGATGACTTCAACAACATGTTGAGGGATTTTCCGCAAGCACCCGGTCTTATCACTGGCATGTCAACCCGAAAGAACCCCGACGGAAGCGAGTTCAGTTTCACCGACTATCTGATAGACAACCTAGGGCAGGACTTCATCGATGCCATCAATGGCGACGATGAGGCTAGGGCACGCTTGAAGAAGAAGGAGAAGGACGAGGTGGAGGCTAGCGAGAAACTAGCCAAGAGCAACGAGGAGCTTGCCGCAGCCATGGACAAGGAGGATGCCGAGCTGGAAGCCTTCATCAAGGAGGCAAAGATTAAGCCCGAGGACATCAAGCCGATGATAGAATGGATGTATGGTCACGAGGAAGGCAAGGAGGGCTTCATCTGGCGTGCCGCCAAGTACCAGCTCACCAAGGATGACTTCAAGCGTCTGATGCAAATCAAGGACTTCGACAAGGCGGTTGCCGATGCCGAGGACAAGGGCTACAAGCGTGGTCGCAACGAGAAGATAGACCAGCAGAAGAAACTCCATGACGGTACGAAGGGCGGCAAGAACGTGAGCGTGAGCGGTGGAGGCGGTCCAGCCTCGTTGCCACGTGAGAAGTCTGATACGGAACTTGCCTACGAGCGCATGAGAGGAATGTGACGATAAGTTTTTAAGTTTAATCAATAACAAATTTTCAAAAGTATGAAAAAGTTAAAGAAATGGTTTGGTTTCATGATGGCGATTCTCGTCATGATTCTGAGTGGTGGCAGCATGTATGCCATGGCTGAGACACCTCCAGCCTCGCCTGGTGACGGTGGCACAACTGGACCTGTGGAGGGTCCTGGCATCGGTGGAACAGGCATGAAGACCGAGGCTGGTTCTCGCCAAGCACAGGAGGAGATGGGTAACTTCGACTACTACATGGCGTATGTGAATCCGTCCATCGTGGAGTTGAAACTCGAGAGTTGCCCTATCGACCAGATTTTGCGTGCCGCCAAGAAGGTCACGCCAGTCGATTCCATCCGTGTGGAGTTCTACAGCATCGGCCAGCGTCCAATCAAGTCAACCTTGGAGGAGGACTTAGCCGAGAGCAGCAAGGGTACGACCGTGACCTTGAAGGTGGTGAACAGCACGGCGTTCGACGTTGGCGACATCATCATGGTGGATGGCGTGATGGGCTATAACGACGATGGTACAACCCGAAGCACCATGGTTCCTTTGCAGTTGCGTGTCATTGACAGCGATGTCGATAACAACCCTATCTGCTATGCCTTGAACGGCAAGAAGAACACCAGCAAGGGCAACCGCTATGACATCCCAGCCATCAAGAAGGGCACGACCCTCCTTCGATTGGGAAGAGCGGCAGGTGAGAAAGAGGTGGAGACAGGTTCTTACTACACCATGCCCGACAAGTCTTGGCAGTATTGCCAGCGTTTCATCATGATGGTGGAGCAGTCCATCATCGACCGTATGAGCAAGACACAAGTGCAGTGGACGTTCACACGTCAGGAGAAGATGGCGATGGACGATATGCGCTACGGTCAGGAGCGAAGCGGCTTGTTCGGTTATCGCAGCGTATCTACTCCAAACAAGGAGATTGGTGCGGTCTATACGATGGGCGGCATCTACTGGATGGCAGGTAAGGACATTACCGTGGGCCATTGGCAGCCTAAGATGGAGATTGACGAGAACGGCAACAAGATTCCTGTGACGGCGAAAGTCTCTAACGGAAGTGGTGGAACTGTAGAAAAGAAGGTGTATGAGTACGTCATTTCAGAGAAGGACTTGACCCGATTCATTTCAGCCATCTTGAAGGACGCAGGTAACTCCAGCCGTACCAAGTTGCTCTTCGTTGACAACCTCATTTACCAAGCTTTCGCAAACCTTCGCTCAACGAGACGTGTCATCACCGAGACCGAGAAGGACTACCAAGGATGGAAGCTCGACTTCGAGACCTTCACTTCCATGGGCACCAAGATTCTCATCTACCGTCACGACTCCTTCAACATGTGGGGCATGGACGGACGTGCCTTCTGCTTGGACGAGCGTTATCTTGACAAGTACGTCTTCGGTGCTTGGAGTCGCAAGGAGTACAACTTGAAGGACTTGCTCATTCGCAACTCGAACGGTGTGGTCATGGAGGAATACAGTTGTTGGGTACTTACCTATCCGAACGCCCATGCCCGTGTGTCACGCCCTGTGTTTGACAATGCCGACGCAGTGACCGACGAGGAGATTGCGGCTTAACGGTGCACTGATAGTTTTCTAGATATATGAACCAAGGGGATAGCAGAGCCGAAAGGTGACACTATCTCCTTACCATAAACACCATGACATATATGAATTACGAGTTTGTTGCCCACAGTATGCTCATCTTCACGGTGACGCTTGCCAGCGGACTGGTGAAGGACATCGAGTTTGACGAGACAGGCAAGGGCGTGTATGGTTTCCAGACCTCGCAGAAGGAGGTGGCTGAGGCTATCCGCCGCCATCCCCTCGTAAGGAGCGGACGAATCATAGACAAGAGCCAACCCGAGGAAGAGCAGGTAGCCAAGGCGGTGGAGAAGAAGAAACAGGACAGGAACGTACTTCGCTTCGACAACATCACCAAGGCGAAGAACTACCTTGCCAAGACCTTCGGCGTAGATACACGCAAGTTGAAGAGTCCGCAGAGCGTGAAGGACGAGGCGAGCAAGAATGGCATCGAGATAGATTTCTAACATTTAAAGCATATGATATGGAAGCATTGATGAGCGACCTTGTGAAAGAGATGCGTATTGCCATGGATGAAGTGTTACATGATGATGTGAATGACATCATTTCAGATGATTCCGATGTTGAAATGAAACAAGCGATAGAGACGGCAGCACAACAGTTGTTGTTGCAAGCTCCTCTACAGATGCTTGTGCCACATAGGGTAAAGGTGTCATTGAGTGAAGGGGTACAAGATTACGATGCCATTCAGACTCAATATACTGATGGGCATGGTGAACTTGTCATTCCCGATGACTGGCTGAGGCTAGTTGAACTTAGACTGAAAAGTTGGCAAAACTCACTTAGGACATTAATGAGTCCTGATAGCAAGGAAGCTTATATGCAAGCAAGCAGGTGGACTAGGGGAACTCCCCAAAAACCAAAAGGCATGATAACGATGTCTCCACAGGGAAATCGAGTGCTGACATATTGGACTGCTGGTAAATACGAGCCAAATCATGCACCACAAGGCAAGGTGTACGACCATGAGATTGAGGTCTTTACATATATACCTTATCAAAAGGTTGTTGATGTGTTTTCTACTGACGAGAAGAATGACAAACCTATTTATATAGGAACGGCTTTAGACCTTGCTCTCATTGATGAATGTCGCAAGTATCTTGTTTATCGAGCTGTTTCCATTTATTTGGCGAGCAAAAAGGAAGAAGATTTAGCTGACAGATTTAATCAATTATCTCAATTTTAACGTATATGGCAAATGATATAGACAAGAATAGCGAGCACTATAAGGGCACGTTCGGAAACATCTATGAGGTGAACAAAAAGTTCCCAACAGGTGGTGTTGAAGGTGACTTTGTGGAAATTAACGGTTGGGCGCATTATTGGAATGCAGACCGAGGTACATGGTGTGTGAATGCCAGACGTGACTCCTATTGGGATGAGGTTATTGCTGGTATCGTAGAAAAATTTAACGCCTTCGGTGGCTCGTATTTTGGATTGGCACATCCTGATACTGTTCCTAGCACAGCTTGCGATAGAATGTTTTACTTTGCCACGGAAAATGGTACTTACGTAAATTTCGGAAGCATCCTGATTCCATGGGGAATCAGTGTGTTGTACACGGAAGACGGAAAGTTATGGAGAAGCCATATACTTTTGGAAGTGGCACAGGAGTTTGGAGAAAATCTAAACAAGGTCATTAGCCAGAAAATTTTGACTTCTGAACTCAATAAAAAAGCCAACGAGGAGGATGTTAAAGAAGAACTTAATAAGAAAGTCAATAAGACAGACCAACTAGAGACCAACCAGATAAAGAATGGTGCTATTACTTCTGAGAAAATTGCTGATGGCAGTATCACCAATATCAAGTTGGCAGACAATTCGGTAACTACGGAAAAGATAGCCGACAAGTCCGTTACCAATATCAAGTTGGCAGACAATTCGGTAACTACGGAAAAGATAGCCGACAAGTCCGTTACCAAGGAGAAGTTGGCAGACAATTCGGTAACTACGGAAAAGATAGCCGACAAGTCCGTTACCAAGGAGAAGTTGGCGGATGGTTCTGTCTCTATGGATAAGTTTTCCCCCGAAGTTAAGGATGAGCTGGTAGAAGACTTGACGGAAGACTTCGTTCCACGTTCTGGTGGTGTGGTGACAGGTGACTTGGAGGCTCAGAGGCTCATCAAGACTGGTGGAAAGGATTATGAGTTACTTGAAGCAGACGGAAGCGTAGCCCTTCCCATCACGGACGAAGAACTAGACGAGATAGCCAAGACTGAGCCTTGCTGCGTTCCTATTGCGGACGAGGTAATAGCTTCCATCTTGGATGGCACTTACACAGGCGGTGGCGAGATAGAGCCTTGTACTTGTGGGTGTGTGCCCATCACGGAAGACGATATAGATAATATTTTTAACAATACCAATAATTAATTTAAATTTTATTCATTATGGCAAAGTATTTAGATTCGAAGGGTGTCACCCTCTTGTGGAAAAAGGTCAAGGCTGAGGACGCAAAGCGCATATCAGCAACGGAGAAGGGTGCTAAGAACGGTGTGGCTACACTTGATGCAAGTGGCTTTATCCCATTGGCACAGCTTGGCAACCTTGACACAACGGTTGCGGAGGTGGTCATGTCTCTTCCTACCTCTGGCATCAAGAAACATATCTACATGATTCCGTCCGATGAGACAAGCGACAAGAACATCTACAAGGAGTATGTATATACTGGCGATGTTTCCGCTGCCTATGACGAGAGTAAGTGGGAGCAACTGGGCGAATACAAGGGTAGCATAGACCTCTCAGACTATGCCAAGAAGACCGATGCCGTCAGTGCTATCGGCACACCTACGACCACAGCGACAAACGTAAGCATCCCTTACACCAAGGCAGACGGCACACAAGGAACGGCAGTTCTCCTTCCTACTGCCACAACAACAGCCGCAGGTCTCATGTCGGCTGCAGACAAGACCAAGCTCAACGGTCTCAGCAACTATACTCTTCCAAAGGCTACCACCACGGTACTTGGTGGTATTATGCTCGGTTATTCCGCAACAGGCAAGAACTATCCTGTGGATGTCGATGCAAACGGCAAGGCATACGTCAATGTTCCTTGGGAGAACACCACCTACCAAGTGGCTTCATCCTCTGTTGACGGCTTGATGTCAAAGGAAGACAAGTCTAAGCTTGACGCAGTGGCTGAGAGTGCTACGGCAGACAGTGCAATGTCAGACGAGGACATCGAGGCTGCTATCGCAGACGCATAAAACAAATTGTTTCATTTGTCCTCCTCTTTGCAACATAAGGGGAGGATTTATTTTAAAATTTGAAGATTATGAGTAAATTTTTAGATGCGGCAGGACTTACCAAGGTAGTGAAAACGTTGAAGAAATGGTGTAATGAGAAATTCCTTCTTTCATCGTTGTTGAGCAAAGGAAGTGGAGACAATAGCTTGCAGATGAATAGCTGCAATGCAAAAGGAGTAGGTTCTTTTGCAGAAGGTTTGTTTAGTAATGCAAATGGTGACTATTCTCATGCTGAGGGTATTAATAGTAATGCAAATGGCAACTGCTCACATTCCGAGGGTGAAAACACTTCTGCAAGTGGAAATTCTTCACATTCAGAAGGTGCTGATACTATAGCAAATGGTTTTGCCTCACATGCACAAGGGGCTTACAACAAACCTTCAAAACATACGATTCATCAAATTGGTATAGGAAGTGGTGGCTATAGTAGAAAAAACGCTGAGGAAATCTATTGTAATCTATCGGGCGATTCTGTGGTGGATAATGAAAATAACGGCTGCAAATACCTTATTGGTCTTGGTGGATATGATGGCACTAATCTTTTTACAGACAGTAATGGTACGCAACTAAATAAAAAAGTGAAGTCAGTGCAAGAAGTCATTAAGACCATACAAGAAAATATAGACAAGTTTCCTTTTGATTATGTTCAATTTGATGAAGAAAACATAAAACTTTATTTGACAACTTCACTTGACCTTGATGGCAATGATTTTTCATGTGTAGATATTTATGCCTCTCGTATCATCAAGAATGATGGCACATCCAATCAGTTGCTTGTGGCAGACGGCTCTGTTCTTAACGCAAACACCCTTGCCAGGAAGATAGATACTATAGAATATATGGAATTTAAAGTAGGTGCGGATAGTGGTGCTATGAATATATATAAAGTATCACAACCTAAACCTTATGTAGTATTTTTTGATGGTGCTACTACATCAAGTGCTGGTCTTATGACAGCATCCGATAAAACCAAACTTAACAGTACTGCAACGAAACCGATGGTTTGTAACGGAAGCCTTCCTGCGGACATAGGGCATTACAGCCACCTTGTCGTTATCAACACTGGAGGCGGTCATGGAGACATAAACCTAAGTGGTGGTACATACGAAGACGGAGACATCGTGGAAGTGCTACCGCTTGGCAGCGGATGTAGTGCTTCTTTCAGTGGTTACATTTTCTACGGATCAGAGCAAAAGCACAGTGTCGGTATTTCAAGCAGCGTTGGCAGTGCGAGGTTTATCTACTATAATGGTGCTTTCTATTGTACCAATAGTGTTCAGGAAGGCTCGGGTGGTTTTAGTATAGTATGACGATGCTAGGTTCACACAACTCCCTTACATACCTAAGACCAAGGAAGTGGTGGCAAGTGCCCTTTCACTTCATGGCTAGGTGCCAGGGAGTAAACTATATGGAGCAATACGAGAAATACGGAGTGAGACTCTTCGACCTAAGGGTATGGCTTGATGACAACCTCAATATTGAAGTCAGGCATGGCTTGATGGCGTTCAAGTCAAGCATAACTTTCGTGGTGGATTTCTTGCAGTATCTCAATGGCAAGGGGGATTGTTATGTGAGGATAATCCTAGAGGAGGACAATTTCACCAAGAAAGACAAGCAGGTAATGTTGAAGGAGGAACAGTTTAAAAATCTCTGTGGCATCTGGGAGTGCCATTTTCAACGCATTCGTTTCTTTGGTGGCAACAGAAAGTATGATTGGAAAGTTCTCTATCATTTCAAGGGTGCAGAGCCAACCCTCGATGATAAGTATTCATCTACCACTTCCCTCTTCAAGTCTGACAGCCGTTTCTTGGCAGTCCTTGATGACTTGTTTCCTTGGCTGTATGCTAGGTTGAACAATAAGAGGAACTTCCGAAAGGGTACGGATAAGGATTGCTTGTTTGTGGACTTCATAGACATAAGGTAAGCATATTGTTAGTTAACTTTCAAATTTTCTAAAAAACAACAGTATGAAAGATTGGACTGGAAACAAAAAGAGTATGTTCGTGACCTTGGGGGCATCCAACCACACGGACAAGGAGCGTGAGAGCAACGACTTTTATGCTACCGACCCTATGGCAATAGACAAGTTGGTTGGTGTCATGTCTCTTCCTAGTAAGATATGGGAGTGTGCTTGTGGTTTGGGGCATTTGTCTGAGGAATTGAAGTCCTTTGGGTTTAAAGTGGTCTCTACCGACTTGGTAGATAGAGGCTACGGTGATGTTGTTGATTTTCTTCAAACAAAAGATATACCAGAAGGATGTACTTGCATCCTTACCAATCCGCCATACAAGTATGCCCTGGACTTCATCAAGCATAGTCTAGACCTTCTTCCAGAAAATGGTCTTTGCATCATGTTTCTAAAGACCACCTTTTTGGAAGGACAGAAGAGATATGATGAGCTGTTCAGCAAGAATCCGCCTCATTATGTTCTGCAATTTTCCAGAAGGGTGCTCTGTGCGAAGAACGGAGAGTTTCAGAGGATGAAGGATGGTGGAGGAAGCGCAGTAAGTTATGCGTGGTTTGTATGGAAGAAGGGGTATCAAGGTAATACCGTTATTAAGTGGATATGATGGAAAGAATATGAGGTGATGGTGGATTTTGTTTCATTGTCACCTCTTAGTATATGTGCTTTGTCTGTGATTTTACTTTCAGATTGTAAGAATAACCAAAATTTACCCCCCCCATTTTGTGATAAATTGTAACTGTTAGTATAGTTTAACGCTATAATTTTGCAGAATACTTGCATGATAATGAATAATTTTGTACGTTTGCGTCATTCGTAATAATAACATTGTATAAGTTAAACATGAAGAACAGTAATGAAAAAAGATGACGAAAAAGAAATCAAGACCGCATTGCATCGCATAATGAGCTTTGGCGGTCGGAGAAAGAGAGTTGAAAACTCTTTGTGGAAAGCCAAGTGGTTGCCAGTTATAGTCATGTTGGTAAGATGGTATGGCACGTTTGACTTTTATTCAAACCCTAGGGAGATATTCATGGACTACCGTGAGAATGAGTTTTGCGTGATGTGGTTCTACACCATCGCCTACATTTTCTTACCCTATTACATGTGGGATAAGGCGGTCACCCATGAGCTTTGTTTCCGATGGAAGATACCTATGGTGTATCTTTTCTCACTTAACGTGGAGCATCTTTTCTATGACTCCATCATTATCACCATGGATATGGTTTATTTCGATTTCATCCTCATTGGTCTAACCTTATTATTGTATGTCTATGTTGGAATCAAGCGAATATAGGATAGTGGCAGCGAGCCTTCGGACTTTGGCAGACCAAGCCGAGGCAGAGGCTAACGCCATAGACAATGGCGAGCCACGTAGTTGTGGAATCAAGGGCGTTGACATGGAATTGATGGTGTTGCAACTAGCCATGTTGAACGATGGAACAATCAACAAGGGCATGGTGGCTGAGATATTAGGCAAGTCTCCTCGCATGGTGGAGAAATATGTGGCAGACGGAACGATACCGCAAGGCATGGAGGAGAAGCATGGGCATGCCCAGCGTTGGAATCGTGCCTTGATAGAGTATATCGCCAACAAGAAGCGATTCTTTCGCAAGCAAGCGAAGAAATATGGCTTGTTGTAAGGAGAAATAAATGCAGGATAGGGGAAGTTCTTGGTGGGCTTCCCTTATATTTTGTAGTTGAGGCTTTTGGCTTCGCCGTTTAACGAAATCGTTAGGTTCTGATAATCTGTGAGTTAAACAATCTTTGGGTAAGTTATCATCATGTTGCTATTTATTCCTTAATTTTGCCGTCGTAATCGGTTACATGTGTGTTATCATTATTGTTTAACTTTTTATTCTTTAGGAATTATGGCAGAAGAAGTAATCAAGACCACTTCCTGTTGCAATGACGCAATGATGGGTGGTATGCTAGGAGCGATGGCAAATCGCAACAACAATGACCCTTTGGCATTGATGGCGGCTATGCGTGACCGTGACGATGCCGACATGTGGAACAATCCATTTGCCTACATGATGATGATGGGCGTGATGAAATGGATGTACGGTGACAACTGGAACAACCGTGACAACGGCGCAGACGTTCAACGTGCGGAGATTCAGAGCCAGATAGAGAGCCTTCGCAACCAGATGGCTGACAACCAGAACAGTAACTTGTTGATGGGTGCCATCCAAGGCAACGGCAACGACTTGAAGATGCTTGCCAGCAACTTGAACTGTGACTTCAACGCCTTGCAGACTTCCGTCTGTGGCATCCAAGCTGCAATTCAGCAGGTAGGCGGTCAGGTAGGGTTCAGCGCAGAACGTGTCATCAACGCCGTGGAGCGTGGTAACTTGAACCTCATTCAGAACATGAAGGACTGTTGCTGCCAAACGCAACAGAACATTATCAAGATGGGGTACGAGAACCAGCTAGGGCAGAAGGACATCATCAACAACATGCAGCGAGGCTTCGACTTCAACAATAGAAGTGTCGAGAGAGCGGCATCGAGTCTTGGCTATCAGATGAGCACCGACAAGTGTGACATCATCCGTGCAGGTGAGAATAACGCACAGCGAATCATCGATACCTTGAACGGTCATTGGAGACAGGAGCAAGCCGACGAGATTCAGGACTTGAAGTTTAAGAACTCCCAGTTGCAGCAGAACCTTTTCATGTACAACCTCTATAACGGCGGTTGTGGATGTGGCGCAGCCATGGGAGGCGGTTATCAGTAATGTCGTATGAAACAGAAGCGTAGTATGAACAAAATATCTCCAGTAGGTTTGTCTGCTACAGCGCTGGTAGCAAACCAAGTTTCAGTTTTGGCGACTTTCAGCGAGAGACTTTGCCGACCATTCTGTGTGACATCGACCGTACAACCTCAGGCGACCATCACGTACAGGTATGAGACCCCTTATTTAAACGGAACGACCGTGTTTGTTCCAATCGTGGCGACCATATCCATCATAACGCCAACAAGCGTGCGCAACGTGACGAGGGCGCAACCGATGATTTACTCAG